CCGACCTTCATGTCGTCATCCTTTTGTTTGGGAGCGGGCACAGCCCGCAGGGCGGCCGCCAGCGCCGGCGGCACGTTGGGCAGGTGCATCACGGCGTCCATCGCCGTGGCACGCATGGTTTCGGGTTCGACGGCGCCGTCGACGCGGTCGGCAAACCCCGCCGCCACCGCCTCGGCGCCCGTGTACCAAGTCTCGACGCGCATGATCTCGCGCACGGCCTGTTCATCCTGGCCGGACCGCGCGGCATAGATCGCCGCGACCTCGCCCCGCAGCTTATCCAGCACATCAGCCTGTCGTTTGATTTCCTCGACGGTGCCGCGCGCACCTGCACTCGGATCATGGATCATCATCAGCGCGCCATCGCGCATGATGATTTCGTCGCCAGCCATCACGATCAACGACATAGATGATGCGGCAACCCCCTCGACGTACATTGTCACGGTGGCAGGCGACGCCTTAAGCTGGTTGTAAATGACCAGACTTTCATGCACGACCCCCCCGAGAGAGTTGACGTGCACCGCGAGGCTTTGCAGTGGCCCAAGGGCGTTAAGTTGTTCAACGAACCCCTGAGCCGTCACCTCATAACCAATATCGCCGAACAACCAGATCTCTGCCGCGCTGGTCGCCAGCATATCGATCTTGAACCACGGCCCCGTCCGCGTCGGCGGGTCTCCGGCCTTCATCGTCGCCGACATGGCGTTACTCCTCGCTGTCTGTTCCAGGCAGGACGCTGCCCTGGGGCCGCGCCTGTGTCAGGCCAGCCCGGCTGACCCGACGCGGGTCGCAGTCGAGCGTCAGGCCCAGGTCATCCAGAACCTTGAAATCCGCCGCCAGTTCGCTGAAGAACTCGCGTGGGTCCCGGCCCAGGCGCTGCACCGCCGAAGACGGCGTCTCCAGCCCCGAGCGAATGGCATCGCGCGTGGACGGGATCTCCTCGGACGGGTTGATCATTTCTCGCCGGGGCGGTGTCCAGCCGATGCTCACCGGATCAACCCGGCCCGACACACCGCACGCCTCGATGAACCAGCGTTCTACGGGCCGGCACATCTGGGTAATCATCAGGTGCTGCTGCCAGGAATCGAAGTTGCGGTGAGACTCCAACCAACCCATGCGACCAGACGAGAAGTTCACTCCGCTCAGGTCACCAGTCAGCGCCTCGTATGTAATCCCAACCCCGGCCGCAATACCCTGTTGAATAGACCGGACGTATTCGTTGTAGCCCGTGACGTTAGGAGGGCTGGCGAACTTCACCGTCCGACCGGGCGCCAGACGCACCACCATTCCCGGTGCCACGCTGTCGACCTCTTCGCCCGCCGCGTTCTGTTTCTGGCCCAGAGGTCCAGGCTGCGACAGGTCGGCGTCCTCCTCGAACACCGTGAAACAGGCAGCGATCTTTTCGCGCATCAGACGGGCGTCGCGGTAATCCGCGAAGTCCTTCATCATCAGCATGACCGGCGCGAACCACGTCATGCCGCGCACCTGCCCTGGGCGGTCGGCCCGGTAGATGTGCGCAACATCCTCAGCCGGCACACGGCGCGACTGCGGCAACTTCCAGCCGGCGCCACCGGGATGTTCATCGAACAGCCAGTAGGCGACACGCCGCCCCCGAACGTCGAACTCCACCCCCTGCACAGCGCTGTTGCCGTTCGGCTGTGGGCCGTCCACCCGGCTGTCCAGGAAGTCAGCCTCCAGAACATGGATCTGGAATGGAACAGCGAGACCGTCGCCGGCCACCCTACGGCGCCTCCTCACCAACGCCTCGCCGCTCTCTACAACTGCCGCCATGACCATCTGCTGCAGGCCATAAAGGTCATGCCGTCCGGCCGCATCAATATCCGTCGTGTCGAAGTGCCGGACCATCAGGTCCTCATAGCGTGCCGTCGCCTCGTCGGTCTTGGCCTTCGCCCGCGGGATGATGCCGGGGCCGACCACATTGTGGGTGATCACCTCCTTGGCGCGACGGGCGATTGGGTCGTTGCGCACCATGTCGCGCGCCGTGTTGCGCTGACGGGCGGCACCGCTTTGCACCGCCACGTTGGCGTCGGTCGACACCCGCCGCCAGCCGTCCGTGCGGCGTCCAGTCGACGCACCGTCGTAGTGCATCATGGCCTGCTGCATCGCCGCCATTTCAAGGCGCGCCCGCACGCGGGACGCCCCGGCCCTCGGCGCCACGGCGGCGACAGCCTTGTCGAGCCAGTTCTGTTGCACGGTTATACTCCCCGGTCAAAGACGGGCGTGGACACGGCAGAGGTGCCGGCCTTGCTCAAGCTGCGCTTGATAATGTCGTGGGCCCGCAGGAGTTCGCCCATGTTGCGGTATGTGATGCTCTTGCCATCGTAGGTCACTGTGAGTTGCCCGCTGGCGATGGCGTTCTCCAGGGCGTCCAGTTGACTTTGCGTGAACGCCATTACAGCCACCCCTTGCGCTGCGGTAACCAGTCCGACTGTTTCTTGGCGGGCCGGAGGGGCGCCGCCACATCTACCGGGACCGCGCGCTCCGGCTTCGGAGCGGCCTCAGCCGCAGGCCCCATGCGGTCCAGCAGGTTGCCCTGCGGTGCCTTTGGTGGCACGCCGCGTTCCGCCGCCAAACGTGCCCAGTCGTCTTCGGTCAGCCGATCAAGTCCCAGGTGGGACGCCATGGCCATGTTGTAGATCCGGCAGTCGTGATAGTGGTTCGCCCCGCCGGCGTGCCACTCCCTGACCCGCCTTCCCTTAACCTCACGGTCCTTCAGGAACTCGGCGGTGAGTTGCTTGAAGTAGCCCTCATCGTGGAACTCGCTGAAGTGCAGGAAGCCGGGCGGGTCCATCTCGGCCCCGTCCCGACGCCCTTCCTTGCGCAGGTTTGCATACAGTTCGGACTTGAGCGGCCACGTCCCGACATGCCACAACTCGGCACCCCGCCGCAGACGCTTGCCGCCCCAGTTGATCTGCACCTTGGTCGGCGCGCTGGAGATCGCCGCCCGCGTCCACCCGTCCTGCCCCTTGATCGCGAAGGCGTTGGGCCGCAGGCTGGTCCACAAATAAACCGCGTTGGTGTTAAACCCGGAGTCTACGGCATAGGCATCGACCGGCCAGTGGTTGCCATGACCGTCCGGGTAGCGCCGGCTGTAGACTTCATCCAGGGCCTTCCACACGGCATCCTCAGGGTCAGCCGTGTTGCCGCGCAGGAACCCGATGTCGATGGACCAGCTTTCCTTGCCCCGGCCCCACGCCACAATCTCGTAAAAGATGCCGTCCTGCTGGACGTCGGACGCGCCGGTGAACACCAGGGCGCCAGCCGGGATGGTGCGCGCCAAATAATCATCCCGCCGGGCATACAGCCGCGACCACTCGGGCGCCTCACCCCGCTCCTCCCATGCCTCGCCCAGCCACAGGTTCACGAACGCCTTCAGCTTGGACGGGTCGTCCTTGGCCTTGAGGAACGCCTCGGCCATGGCATCCCAGGTCGTCAGCAACGACGTCAGCGCGTCGAGGTGATAGGACGGGTAGCGTCCAGGACCGGGATTAAGCGCCATCCAGTGGCCGCCCTGGACCATCGCCCGCTTCTGGTGATGCTCTATGACGCAGCCGTTGTCGCGACAGGCGTACCAAGCCTCAAAGGGAAACTCCTTGTTGAAGCGCAGGCCGCCCAGGCCGTCGCTGCCCGGAAAGAAGTGCAGCCGTTGCTCGGCCCCGCAGTGCGGGCAACTGATGTGCCAGTACCGCTGGTCGCCGGCCTCGAACAGGTAGTCAATACGGCTGGCGCCCTTGACGGTGGGCGTCGAGCCGTACAGCCGCTTCCAGTCGCCCGAGGCACTGAACGAAATCTGGCGTGCTTCCAGCATCGCCATCGGATCGCCCTGACCGTCAAGGTCTGCCGGCCATTCGTCGACCTCGTCACCGAACGCAAACTTGATGGTCTTGGACCGCAGATCTGCGGTGGAGTTCGCCCCGGTGATGTTGATCGACCCGCCGGCAAACCGCTTGTTCAGGGCGGTCGACCCATCAGACGACCGCGACACCTGGCGCCGAACCTTGGCGCGGAGGATGGGACTGGACTCGATCGATGGCGAAAGCTTCTCGCGGTTGAAGTCCTGAGCCGTCTGGATGGTCGGCAGGACCATCATGGTCTTAGCCGGGGACACATCGACGATGTACCCGAGCCACACCTGACCAACCTGGGTGAACCCGACCTGAGCGCTCTTGCGCACGACCACCTGGGTCGTCGTGCTTGATGCCGCCAGATGATCGATGATCTCCGTCAGTTGCGGCGTCAGGGACGCGTCCCAAGTCTGTCCGGCACGAGGTCCGTCCGGCATGACCAAGTTGCCAGCCGCCCAGGCGGACGGCGCGATGTCGGGTGCTGGCGCGAGGCCTGCGGCAAGCGCCGCGAACACCACCGCAATCGCCTTACGCTTCAGCATCGTCGTCGTCTCCGTCGTCGTCTTCAGCGCCCAGCGACCGCGACAAGTCATCGGCCATAACCTCGCGCAGAGCCCGGACCTGGGCCCGAAGGATTTCGCGCACCGCCTGTTCGCCGCCCTCGCGGGAGGCCGCCGCCAATTCGCCTGAGAGCATCGCCAACTGATCGAGGCGCTCGCCAATTCGGCGGGCGGCTTCGGTCAGGGCCTCTGTCACATCGGCCGTGCGGACCAGTTCCCCGCGCAGCTGCGCCAGCTTGATTTCTTGGATTTCACGCGTGACGCGTTCAGTCAGCGCCTTCTCGTCGTAGTATGTACCGCCGCCTGTCTTCGGGCGGCCGGTGGCCGGCGCATCGGGCACCACATCGGGCCGCGCCGCAGCGACCGGCACCGGCACCGGCTCATCCAGCGTGATGCGCCCGGACGCCTCCAGGGCCGACAACGCCTGCGCCACCGGAACCTTCGGCTTGCCGCCGCGCTGCACCTTGGGAATGACCAGGGACTTATGCACCGCCTGCCGGCTCATCTGCGCGCCGTAGCGGGCCAAGTACCGGCCGAACTCTGCGCAGGTCATCTCCTCGATCTGCATGCGTCAACCCTCCACGGTCACCAATGACAACCGCGTCAACTCGTCAACTAATTGAAAACCCTGAGAAACTACCGAACCCCCGCGCCTTTGCCACCCGTATTGTGTCAGGTGGGGGGAAGGACCCGAGAGCGACCCCCAAAGCCGGAACGCCGACGCCCCGCCTCGGGGGTCCGGGGCGGGGCGTTTCGATCAACCTAATCTAGGCTTCATGAGGCTAGTCAAACTCCAACGGCTTGTCAAGCCACGGCGTGCGCCCCACCCTCGGAGGCCCGACCACCCAACGCGCCCGCACCGCCGGAGCCTGCGCCACCACCCCAGCCACCACGGCCAGCGCCTCCCACCACAGCCCGTATTCCGCCCGGCCGAGCGTGGCCGCCTCCACG